CAACGACGTGAAAAAACTTCCCAATGTGGAGAATCCAGTTAATATGCCAGCCCGGAAGCCCGCAAGCCTGATTGTACGCCACGACACGGCCGCCGACCGAGCCGAGAGAAACGCGCAGGAATCGGCGGTGGACCCGGGCGGAGCGCTGCCGATGAACGCGCCGGCACGACTGCAAGGGCACCCGGTGGCGGGTGCGGCCTGGCGGCGCTTGATGCGCCTGTACGGCGAGCTGGAAGCCCAGGTGGTGACCCGGCTGGATGCAGATCTGCTGGTGGATTACTGCATGCTGATTGAGCAGATCGCAGAGCTGGACAAGATGCGCCGGTCAACCTATGCCATGTGGGAGCGTGTGTCTGGGGATATGAACGCTGCCAATCTCGAGGTGGCATTACAGGCCGCGGCGCTGGCGGAAGACCTGCTGGAATCATTGGTGAAGATTGATGCGCGGGCAGACCGTAAGCGTGCCCTGGCGACCCAGATGCGGCAGAGCCTGTACCTGACGCCCAGGGCGCGGGCCGGGGTGGCGCCCAAACAGAAGGAGAAGGAAGAGGCACCAGATGAACTGGATGCCATCCTCAACGGCGTGACAGACTTTGTGAACGGTGGTGGGAGCAATGCGCAATGAGGCGATTGCTGCTTGCCCTGCTCGCTGCTGTGATGCTGATCAGCCAGGTGGGCGCCATGTTTGACGCCAGACGGGCAGACCGGGCGGTGGCGTTCTTCGAGCATTTGAAGCACACGAAGGGCAAATTCTACGGGGAGCCGTTTGCGCTGCTGCCCTGGGAGCGCGACATTGTGCGGGATGTGTATGGGCGGGTGAACGACCAGGGCCTGCGCACCATCCGCACGGTGTGGGTGGAGATCCCGAAGAAGAATGGCAAGTCAGAGCTGGCAGCAGGCGCCGGGTTGTTCCATACGTTTGCGGATGGCGAGCGCAATGGCGAGGTGTACGGGTGCGCCGTGGACAAAAGCCAGGCCTCGATTGTTTTTGATGTGGCCGTGGACATGATTGACCAGCTCCCGGCGCTCAAAAAGCGGGCGAAGCTGAACCTGAGCACCAAAACGGTGACGGATAGGGTCAGCGGGACGATTTACAAAGTTGTTTCGGCGGATGCGTTCAGCAAACACGGTTACAACATCAGCGCAGTCATCTTTGACGAGATCCATGCGCAGCCCAACCGGGCGCTGTGGGATGTGATGACATTTGGCACCGGGGCGGCCAGGGCGCAGCCGATTTACTGGTCGATTACCACAGCAGGGGATGACCCAGACCGGGTTAGCATTGGCTGGGAACTGCATGAGTACGCGTCTAAAGTGCTGGCGGGCGAGATTATTGACCCGCGTTTCTATGCGGTTATTTTTGGGTACGATGGCGATGATATCTACAACAGGGAGAACATTGCCAGGGCGAACCCCAGCCTGGGCGTTTCGATTTCGGAGGATGCCCTGTCCGATGAGATTGCGAAGGCCCAGCAGAGCAAGGCGAATGAGCGGCTGTTCCGCTGGCTGCGGCTGAATCAGTGGCTGACCAGCAAGCTGACAAGCTGGCTGCCATTGGAGTTATGGGACAGCACGGTGGGCGCGTGGAATCGGGCGGAGCAGATTGACCGGGAGTGCTACATCGGGCTGGATCTGTCCACGACGACGGATTTGTCGGCGATCAGCCTGGTGTTCCCGCCACAGGATGTGCAGCTGGACTGGCGGGTGATGTGGGAGACGTGGATCCCGGCCGAGAACATGGCCGAGCGAGTGAACCAGGACCATGTGCCCTACAACCAGTGGGCAGATGGCAGCTGGGTGACGCCGACCGAGGGCAACGTGATTGATTACACGGCGATCCGTGACCGGATTTTAGAGCTGGCGAAGCTGTACCGGGTGCGGGAAGTGGTGGCTGACCCGGCGTTTGCGACCATGCTGCTCCAGGAACTGCAGCAGGCCGGGCTGACGGTGGTGACAGTGCCGCAGAATTACGCCAACCTGACCGACCCGATGAACCAGGTTGAAGTGCTGCTGAAGGAAAAGAAACTGACGCACGAGCCCAGCCCGGTGGCCCGGTGGGCGTTTGGCAATACATCGATTGCGACCAACGGCCAGGGGCTGATCAAGTTTGTGAAGGAGCACCGGGGCAAATCTGTGGTGCGCACCAAGCGCATTGACCCGGTGGCAGCCTGGATTACGGCCATGTGCCGGGCACGCTTCTACAACGGGACGCTGGACCTGTCCCAGGCGATTCTGGATGACGACTATGGGATGTAGCATGGAAAACAACGAGAAATCCAAAACCGGCAAGCTGGCAGAGATCCTCAGCGATTTGATGATCGTAACCGGCTGCGCCTGTCTGATGGTATTTACCTGGTCAATCTGGCCGATTGGCACCTGGCTGGTGGGTGGGGCGATGCTGGTGCTGTTTGGCTTTGTGGTTGGCATGGAGGGCAAGAAATGATTGTATCGAGACTGTTGACGCCGAAAGTTCGGGCGAGTACATCTACACCGATGACGGTGACCGAACTGACCGACATGCTGAGCATAGCGACCAGCTCCGGGCAGATTGTAACGCCAGAAAATTCCAGGAACATTCACACGGCTGACCGGTGCATCAACATCCTGTCGGACGATGTGGCGAAGATGCCGCTCCAGACGTTTGCGAGCCGGGTGGCGGGGCGGATTGAACGGATGCGCCCAACCAGTTGGGACCAGAACCTGGCCTGGCTGCTGGAAGTGCGGCCCAACCGGTTTATGACGCCGTTTGTTTTCAAGAAGACGATCATCCAGTGGCTGATCTGCTGGGGCAATGCATATGTGTGGCAGCCGACACGCCGACCGGGGCAGATGCGAGAACTGCTGGTGCTGCGGTCTGACCGGGTGCTGCCGGTTTATGACACCAGCGGCAACGTATGGTACCAGGTGACCTGGAGCCCACAGCAGGTGGATTATCTGCCGGATGTGGAGATTATGCACCTGCGGATCAATGCAACGGACGGCCTGGTGGGCCACAGCGTCATTGAACACGCCCGTGAAGCGCTGGGGCGGCAGTTGGGCGCATACGAAACCCAGGGCAAGTTCTACTCGCAGGGGCTGAACCCGGCTGGAATCATCTACTTCAATGGCGACCTGAACAAAGACGCGCGGGCAAAGGTCAGAGATGCCTACGAGGAAGCCATGAGCGGATCATCGAATGCCTACCGGCTGGCGGTGATGGACAACAAGGTCACGAAGTTCGAGCCAATCACGATGAAGCCGACAGACATGCAGTTCCTGGAAGGGATTACGCAGAACGACACCCAGATTGCCAACTTCTTCGGGATGCCGCTTTACAAGCTGAACATGGGCAAGCAGAGCTACAACAGCAACGAGCAGCAGAACCTGGACTATTTGAGCACCACCCTGGACCCGTACCTGGTGCAGTTTGAGCAGGAAGCGGCGCTGAAGTGGCTGAGCGAGGAAGAGTTGAACTACACCTACCTGCGCTTCAACCGGGACGTGCTGCTGCGGACGGACGCAAAGACGCGGGCCGAAGTGATTGAAAAGCGGATTTTGTCTGGTGTTTTGACCCCGAATGAGGGCCGCCAGATTGACGATCTTAACCCGTATGAGGGCGGAGATGGCTACTACATCCCGGCCAACATGATGCGGGTGGATGGAAATCAGATTCAGGAGCAGGAGGATGAAGCATGATGATGAATGCCGTGCGGATTTTTGAAGGCACTGCCCAGCCGGGTGAACCCTACTGGCGGGTGGTGAATGCGGCGGCCAGCGAGAGCGGCGAGCCGGAAATCCAGTTCTACGGAGCAGTCTCGGAGTACGCCTTTTTTGAGGGCGATATCACCCCGAAGCAGTTCAAGGATGACCTGTACCGGATTGGCAAGGGTGGGCCGGTGACGGTGCGGATCAACAGCCCAGGTGGGGACGTGACGGCGGCATCGCTGCTGCGGGCCACCTTGCTTGATTACCCTGGGCGGGTGACCTGCCGGATTGATGGCCTGTGTGCCAGTGCGGCCACGGTGGTGGCAATCTCGGGCGACCAGGTGCTGATGCAGGACACGGCATTCTGGATGATCCATGATCCCTATACACTGGCGATTGGCGGCGTTGAGGAACTCAAGGCTGTCATTGAGCTGCTGAAGACCGTGAAAGACGGGATTGTGGCAGCCTATACCAGCCGGTCGAACCTGGACGCTGAGCGGATTGGCAAGCTGATGGCGGATGAAACCTGGATGACTGCGGCTGAGGCGCAGGCATACGGGTTTGTTGACCAGGTGGTGACGGCCAACCCGAACAAGGCTGGGCTGCGGCCTGGCCAGAATGCGGCCATGCTGAATGGCCTGCGCAACTATCGGAATCTACCGGCGGATTTGCGGGCGCTGCTGGAGCAGCCGACCGCAGAAGCACCGGCTAACAATCCACTGGCTGATCGGCTCCGCGCCGAGGCCAAACTTCTCGCTTGAGGTAAAGGAAAGGAGACCCCATGAACCTCAAAAAGTATTTTGATGCTGCGAATGCAGCCGAGGCGCGGGTTCAGAGCATCGCCGCGCAAATCAATGAGTTGTTTGATGCTGGCCGCAATGACGAAGCGCTGGCCTTGCGCCCCGAACTGGACAAGGCCAAAGCGTCTGCGACTGAAGCCCATCAGCTCTACCTGTCCATGCAGTCCGCCACGTCTGGCGGCGTTGACCCGGCTGCCCGGTTTGTGCCGATGGGCAGCGACCCGGAACCGCGGGTGGTGACTGAACTGCGCGCTACGCCGCAGTATTCGGCTGCGTTCTGGGATGCTGTCCGGGCTGGAGCATCGCCGAAATCCATTCGCGCCGGGATGCACAGCAGCGAGCGCTTCGGCGTGCTGATGAGCGCCCTGACCGAGACGGGCGGCAGCCCGGCTGGCGAAGATGGCGGCTTCCTGCTCCCGCAGGACTTCGACAACATGATCCACGAGCTTGGGCGGCAGTTCCCCGACCTGGCCCCGTACGTCAACGTGGAGACCGTCACGGCCTACACTGGCTGGCGGGCGGTTGAGCAGGCTGCGGCCAGCCTGGCGTTTGCGGCCATTACCGAGAACGTCACCCTGGCGGAGATGGAACAGCCGAAGTTCGACAAGGTGACCTACACCGTGGTGGACTACGGCGGCTACCTGCCGATCAGCAATGACCTGCTGGCCGACACCCCGGTCAATATCCAGGCTTACCTGGCCCGCTGGTGCGCCAAAAAGATTGCCCTGACCAATACCAGCCGAGTGCTGACCTTTGTCAATGCGATCACCCCGACTGCGGTGGGCGCGAGCGACGACCGCTTTGCGGCCATCAAGACAGCACTCAACAAGACCCTGGACCCGGTGATCTCGGCGGGTGCGACCATCTTCACCAACCAGACCGGCCTCGACCTGCTTGATCAGGAGCTTGACGGTTTGGGCCGCCCGCTCCTGCAGCCCGACCCCAGCGCCCCGACATCCTACCGGATTGTCGGCCGCCCGGTGGTTGTGCTGGCTGACCGCATCTGGGCCAACCTGGGCACCCCGAACCGGGCCCGCCTGGCCATTGGCGATGGCAAGTCCTGGCTGACGCTGTTCAAGCGCCAGGCGCTGGAAATGGCTGTGACCACCATCGGCGGCGACGCCTGGCGGCTCAACAACACCGAAGTGCGGGCGATCTACCGCCTGGACGAAGCGGTGATGGATGCGTCTGCGATGACGCTGCTCACCCTGGAATACTAATCCGGGGCAGTTGAATCCAACGGGGCCTGGGCAACCAGGCCCCATAGAGGAAGGATGGATTGAGCAATGGCACGAACTAAGGTTTATTTGAAGCGCGGCGGTGATGAGCTGGACGTGGACAATGGCGGGCAGATCGCCGTCAACACGGGCGGCAAAATCACGCTGCATGCGGCTGGAACGATTGACCGCCCGGGCGCGCTGGAACTGGACGAAGTGAAGGCTGCGCTTTTGCAGCACTACCAGATCACCCCGGATGCGTCCGGCGCGACGGCTGTGCATGCGGCAATTGCGCTGACGGCTGCGATCCAGGACGTGGATACCGATATCACCGACCCGGATTACCCGCGCACCGTGACGATCAAGGGCAATGCGGCTGGCATCACCGGCAATGTGGTGATCACCGGCACGAATATCGAGGATGAGGTCATCACCGACACGATTGCACTCAACGGCACAACCGAAGTTGAGGGCATCAAGGCGTTCAAGACCGTGACCAACATCAACCTGCCGGTTGAGACCCACGCCGGGACGGATACCGTCAGCATTGGCATGGCGAAGAAATTCGGCCTGCCGCACATCGTGTATAACGCAGCCTGTTTGCTGGTCAAGCTGTTTGACGGCAGCGCCGACACTGGCACCCTGGCTGTGGACAGTGACGAAATCGAAAAGAACCTCTTTGCGCTGAACGGCTCCCCGAATGGTGCGAAGGTTCTCGACCTGTACTACCTGGTTTAGGAGGTTCCACCTGTGGCAAATGTTCTGACAGCAACCGAAGCAGCCGAAGTGCTGCGTGTGCTTTCGACCGATGCGGTGATGCTGGCGCTGCTGCCGCAGGTGGATGCCTATCTGCGCAATGCAACCGGGCGGGATTGGACGCTAGATAGTCCGATCCGCCCGGAAGCGAAGGCGGCGGCCAGGCTGCTGCTGGTGCAGTGGTACGAAAATCCAGGTGGATTGGGCCAGGACAACCAGGTGCTTTCTGGCGGGCTGCGAGCTGCGCTGACGCAGCTGGAGGCGATTGCGCTGAGCTACCGGCAGTTTGCCGGGCGCAACGGCGCTGGAGCCGTCTCACTGAGCGGGGTGCGGGTGGGTGATACCGTGCGGACCCTGACCGGCCTGATTGGTGTCTCCGGCGACCAGAGCACGAAATTCGAGAGCGTGATCAGCGTGGACGACCAGATCCAGCAGCTTTCAGCGGATGACCTGAGTGCCAAATGGTACACGGCGTACATCCTGAAACCGAGCGAACTATGATCATCAACGGACGGGTCTGGAATCCGGGCGAGATGCGCACCAGCGTGGTGCTGAAAAGCCGCACCATAACCCAGGGGGCCGGTGGCTTCAAGAAAAAAGAGTACATCACCACCATCGCCACCGTATGGGCCAAATGGGTGAACGTCCACGGACGGGAAGCCTGGGACGCCCAGGCGGCGGGCGCAGAATCGGCAGCCACCGTCACGATCCGTTACCGGAGCGATATCAATACAACCTGCGCGGTTGAAAAAAATGGCGTAGTGTACGAAATTGTTTCGGTGGATGATATTCAGGAGCGGCACGAGCTGCTGGAACTGAAGGTGAAACGATGGTCACCCGGGTAGAAGTCTCAACCAGCGGGCTGGAAGGCTGGCTGGAGGACATTACCAAACTCGGATTGGACGTTGACGAGGCGGTCCACCGGGCGCTGAGAGCCGGCGCGGCTGTGGCCAAAGATGGGCTGCGGCGGCGGGTGCCGAAGGACACACATAACCTGGAATTCCACCTCCATGCGACCGAGGTCAAACAGGAAGACAACACCAGCTTTGTGCTGGTGGGTGTGATGGAGGACGATGGCAGCCCGGTAGATGCCGAAACCGCCCGCTATGCCAACTCGCAGGAGTACGGCACGTCCAGCATGGCGGCGCAGCCGTATGTGCGGCCCACGATCGAAGAGGACAAAGGCGCCATCAAGAAAGCCATGCGGGATGAACTGAAGGGAGTGCTGGGAGAATGACAACCACAATCTGGGCCAGAACGCTGGCCGCACTGACTGGCCTGGGGCTGCCACTGGCGCAGAATCAGATGGTGATGGAAACCGGCGAAACGCTGCCGGACGAGTACCTTGTGTACACACTGATCACGGCACCCCCGGTGCAGTTTGCGGACGATGACATCACGGTGCGCAGCTACACCATGCAAGTCGGTTACTATACCCGCGACGACCTATCTGAAATGCCAGATATTGAAGCTGTTATGAAGGCGGCGGGGTTCATGCCTGGACCCTTCCGCGAATTACCTTTCAGTCAGGAGAGCCAGCACAACGGCCTGGCGCTTGACTATACCTACACAGAAGGAGTGTAACCATGCCTATCTCTGCCAATGCAGGAGAGTATAAGAGCCGGGTTGGCCTGGACAGTCTGTATATCGCTGAGGTCACTCAGGATGACAGCCTGGGCTATGTGGCGGATACGCCGGAGTATTTTGCTCCGGCCGCCGAAGCCACCCAGGAACCGAGCAGCTCGTTTGAAATCCAATTCGCCGATGATCAGCCCTATGACGTGATGACCGGCGAAGGGGAAACCAAAGTCAATCTGACCGTAACCGGTTTGCCGCTGGCGATGCTGGCGAAAATCACGGGGCGGGCGTTTGACGCCACCACCGGCCGCATGTACGACAACGGCGGATCGGCGCCGTATGTGGCGCTCAGCTTCCGGTCCAAAAAGACCAACGGCAGCTACCGCTACGTCCAATTCCTCAAGGGCGTGTTCTCGATGCCGAAAGAGGATGCAAAAACGAAGGCCGACAAGCCCGAAGCGCAGACCGTCCAACTGGTGTACACAGCGATCCGCACGGTGTACAAGTGGAGCCTGGGCGGCGGCGTCACTGATTCGGTCAAGCGGGTTGTTGGCGACACCGACACCGATGCGTTCTCGGCCACCGGCTGGTTCAGCCAGGTGCAGGTGCCGTCTGTGGCGGTCCCGAGCGCGCTGGCGCTTTCGTCCAGCACCCCGGCTGATGGCGTCAGCGGCGTTTCTGTGTCGGCTGACCAGACCCTGACCTTCAACAATGCCCTGGTCGCCTCGGCGATCTACGGGATTGCGCTGTACAAGGCCAGTGATGGCAGCCTGGTGACTGCCCTGGTGTCGCTGGATGCGACCAAGAAGATCGCCACCATCAACCCTGGAAGCAGCCTGGAAGCCCTCACGGGCTATCTGCTGACCTACGCCGTGACCGATATCTACGGCCAGGTGCTGCAGGGCGCCGTGAACTTCACCACAGCGTAAATTGATCAAGCCCCGGCCCTCTGCAAGGGGGGCCGGGGAGAACGAGAGGAATCATGCCCGAACCCATTGCAACCCCGTTGAAAATCACGCTGTATGACGAAAACAGCGAACCCGTCCACACCTACACCCGGTCGTTTGTGCCGTGGAAGATGTTGAAGGCGGCGACCAAACTGGCAAAAGGTCTCGACCCCAGAGATCTATCCGATGACGATGTAGATGCCCTGGCGGCCCTGGTGGTAGAGGCCTTTAGCGGCCAGTTCACGGTGGACCAGCTGAACAACGGCGCGGACATCGGCGAGATGCTGGCCGTGCTGAACCTGATTGTGAGCAAGGCGCGCACGGGGATGGGTGGAAACCCTACCCCTCCGGGGATGTAGCCCCGGATGATCCACCAGGTGATGAAGCAGATGTGCTCATTGACCTGGAAATCAGCCTGGTGCGGGCGTTTGGGTGGCCGCTGGCGGCCATTGACGAAACTGCGATTGAGAGCCTGCTGCCGTTTGTGAGCCGCTTTGGCCGGACGGCGGCGGGTTCTGGCAGACAGACGCCCATTGACCAGGTGGATTGGTTGTGACCTAACCCCTAGCCCCTTCCCTAAAGGGAAGGGGAACAAAGCGGGGAAGGGAAAGAGGAGAACGTATGGCAGATGACCTGCAAAGAAAAATAAGCCTGGATACCACCGACTTCAAGTCGGGCATTGCGCAGATCAACCGGGAGATGCGGGTATTGGAGAGCAGCTTCCGGGCCAATGCAGCGCAGCTTGGGGACTGGGGAAACCAGGCCAGCGGGCTGGAGATGCGCATCAAGACGCTGAGCACGGCGCTGGAACTACAGAAGTCGAAGGTCGAGGCGGTGCGCTCGGAGTATGAGCGGGTCGCTGCCGAGAAGGGCGCCAACAGCCGGGAAGCCCAGGAGCTTGAAATCCGATTGAATCGGGAGACCGAAACGCTTGGCAAGATGGGCGTAGAACTGCAAACCACCCAGGGCAAGCTCGATGAGATGGGGCAGGAGAGCAGCGAGACCGGCGAGCAGGTTGAAGAACTGGGCGTCAAACAGGAAGAGACCGCTGAAAAGACGGTCAACTTCGGCGGGGTGCTGGATGGGCTGAAAGGCACTCTGACGGTTGTCGCCGGGGCGGTGGCCGGCGTGGTGGCGGGTGTGGCTGCCCTGGGGGCGGGCATCACCAAGCTGGTGCTGGATGCGGCTGAGGCTGGCGGCGAGCTGGTGGACATGAGCCTGAAAACCGGGCTATCGACCACCCGGCTGCAGGAACTGGCCTATGTCGGCGAACAGGTTGGGACCAGCGTTGAAACAATCTCCAGCTCGATGGTGCGCTTGACCCGTACAATGGGCACTGCGCAGGCTGGCGGTACAGATGCAGCGGCAGCGTTTGCGGCGCTGGGCGTGTCGTATGTGGACAGCAGCGGCAATCTGCGCAGCACGGAGGACGTATTCAACGACGCGATCACCGCCCTGGGAGACGTGGAAAACCAGGCTGAGCGGGATGCCCTGGCAATGGAACTGTTTGGCCGCTCGGCGGTGGAACTCAACCCGCTGATCAAGACCGGCACGGAAGAGCTTGAACGGCTGTCCAACGAAGCGCACACGGTAGGGGCCGTGATGAGCGAAGAAAATGTGGCGGCGCTGGAATCGTTTGGCGACCAGCTGGCCAGCCTGAAAATGGGCTTGCAGGGCACACTGGGCACCCTGGCGAGCGCCTTCCTGCCGGCATTTCAGGGACTGGCCGGAACGGCGCAGCATTACCTGGGGCAGTTCTCCAGCATTGTCAGCGGGGCCAACGGCGACCTGGGCGTGATGGCCAGCGGAATCGGCGGGCTGATCGGGCAGATCGCCACCGACCTGGCCCAGCAAGGGCCGCAGATGCTCCAGGCCGGGCTGAACATCCTGACGGGCATCATGAATGCCCTGATCAGCAGCCTGCCGACCATCCTGCCGGCCGTGGTGCAAATGCTCCAGGCCCTGGTCGGATTTATCACCACCGCACTGCCCATCCTGATTCAGGCGGGCGTGCAACTGCTGGTGGCCCTGGTCACGGGCATGAAAGACGCCATTCCGCAGCTCATCACGGCGGTGATTGAAATCATCCCGGTGCTGATCTCGGCGCTGCTGGAAGCCCTGCCGCTGCTGATTGAGGCGGCCATGAGCCTGATCATGGCGATTGTGGAAGGATTGACCAATGCGCTGCCGCAAATTATTGAGATGGCCCCGGAAATCATCATCACCCTGGTCACCAGCCTGCTGGACATGCTGCCCGAACTGATTGAAGCGGCGCTGGAGATGATCATTGCCCTGGCCCAGGGGTTGATTGATGCGCTGCCCGAATTGATTGAGGCCGCGCCGGAAATCATCACCACCATTTTTGAGACCCTGATTGGCCTGCTGCCGACCATCGGCGAGGCGGCAGTGGAAATCATCATGGCCTTGATCACCGGGATTGCTGAAATGCTGCCCACCCTGGGCGAGAGCGCACCGGAAATCATCGGGGCATTGGTGGAAGGGCTGCTGGGCATGACCAACACGCTGCTGGAGGTGGGCGCCAACATTGTATTGGGCATCTGGGACGGCATCGCTGGGCAGTTTGACTGGCTGACTGAGCAGTTTGGCCTGTTCTGGGATAACCTGATCGGCGGCGTCAAAGACTTGCTGGGCATCCAATCACCGTCCACGGTGTTCGCTGGAATCGGCGAGAACCTGGCGCTGGGGCTGGGCGAGGGCTTTGCCGGAGCGTTCAGGGACATCGAGCGCGATATCAACGGAGCGGTGGCTGACCTGGGCAAGGTGCCGGTAACCGGGGGCGGCCTGAGCGCTGCCGGAGCCGGGGCGGGGGGCGCGACCATCAATATCAACGCTACAGTGGCCAACGGCGTGGATATGTACCGCATGGCCCGGATTGTGGCCGAAGAGATCCAAAGGAGACGGTAATGAGCCAGCAATTCTACATTAAACAGGGGTCAACCGTACTGGTTGATTTGAACGCCGACCCATACCGGGTGAAGGATGGGTTTTATCCAGCCACGCCGGGGACGCTGGATACCAGCGCGGTTGAGCGGATTGACGTGATGGTGGTCAGCTCAACTGTGGTTGAGAAGGTGCGGGACATCGAGCGGGCCTTTCTGCTGGCCCGAGAGAACACCAGCGGGCCGGATGGGGTATACCTGCACTTTGCGCTGAACGGCACCGAGACTGCCTGGCGGGCCAGGCTCCTGGATGGGACAGTGCTGCATGACAGCCGGCTGTACCCACGGTATAAAGACGGCAAGGCGGCGATCACCCTGGTGATTGAGCGGGAGCCGTACTGGGAGGGAGCAGAGGCCAGCCTGCCGCTGTCGAATCACAACAACTCGGACGTGACCACAGGCGTGAGCCTGCATAACTGCTGCGATGTCACCGGCTCGGGGCCGACCTACCGGGATAACTACGTCGAGATTGACGGGGCGGATGTGGACGGGACTGAGCCCGCACCGGCGAGGATCGAGATCCAAAACACCTACAACAGCGCCACGGGGCTGCGGGATGTGTGGGTCGGGCATAATTACAGGTCAAGCATGACCTTCCAGCATGTGTTGGAGGGCGAGAACGCCAGCTACGGCGGCACACCGACCAGCGGCAGCACCTTCAGCAACGGGGCGTACCAGACCTTCACCTGGTCGGGGGATGCCCAGGCTTTGATTGCCCGCTGGGCGCTGGATACAACCTTCCTGAATGCGGCAAAGGGGCAGTGGTTCCGGGTGCTGGCGCGGTTTGCGTCCACCGTGGGGCTGAGCGGGACACGGGTGCAGCTCAAAACCCGCTGGCCCAGCGGCACACCGCTGGTGGATGTGGGCCTGGGTTCCGACATGCAGCTGGCGGCGGGCAAGGCCATCCAGGAGATTGGGACCATCCAACTGCCGCCCTGGTTGAAGGGGCAGACCGGGCTGTATCCGATTGACCTCTGCCTGTATGCCAAAAAGGCGGGCGGGGGCAGCCTGGCTATTGATGACCTGGTGCTCTTGCCGCAGGATGGCTACCGGTTTCTGGATGCAATTGGCACGACCGATTACCAGGAAAGCCTGGTGGACGATGGCATCAATCAGGAGACGTATTTGAGCGGCTGGTCCACACCGGGCAAGATCGGAATCGTCACCGGGCTGGGCACGCTGATGCTGCGGCCGGGGGTTGATCAGCGGCTGGTATTCATGCACATCACCGAGGTTGGCAGCGCCGCGATTGACCGGACGATTGAGGTCACGGTGTACTATCGGCCACGGCGGAGGACAATCTGATGCAGTTCAAACTGTTGCAGCGGGATTTCAGCTCACCGCTGACGATGCCCGAATTGGCGTTTACGGTGCAGCGGCTCTCGAATCGGCAGCCAGGTGGACCCGACCAGGCCACCATCACGGCCACCGGCAGCGAGCGGGCGCTGTTTGAACTGGCGGAGTGGATGCAGTGCCCGGTCGAGATTTATGACGACCACAATGACCCGGCGTGGTGGGGCTACCTGGACACGCTGGAGATCACCGTGGGAGCGATCCGGCTGGCGGTGCGGATGGGCCAGGTATTCAACCGGGTGGCGGTGGTGTACAGCTATGTAGCGCCAGGCTCGACGACAGTGGGGACACGAGCCACAACCACCTGGGTGCAGGATGATGACAGCATCGGCCTGTATGGCGTCCACGAGCTGCTGCTATCGATCAGCGGGGCCACGGCCGCCCAGGCTGAGGCGGCGCGGGATGCGGCGCTGGCGATGTACAAGCTGCCCACCACGACGGTGGAGGTCAACCCGGGCGGCGGGACAAACGGCGCAACACTCACATGCAGCGGCTGGTGGAAGAGCCTGGCCTGGCGTTATTTTGGCGAGAGCTGCATCTCCAGCGTGGAAACGACCACGCAGATCGCCGCAATGGTGACCGAAGAAGGCGAATATCTGACCGGCACCCTGATTGAGAATGCCAGTGGAATCAGCTCGAGCGAGTACCGGCAGGGCGACCAGAGCGCCCTGTTCTGGATCTCTGAACTGCTGGCCAGCGGCACCAGCAACGGCAGGCGGCTGCTGGCGGAAGTCAACCGGTGGCGGGAGCTGCGCATCTGGGAGATGCCCGAGCGGAGCGGCGACAACGCCGAGATATTCATCCGCTCGGATGGGCGGGTGGAGGGGCGCTACGGCGTGGACGTGCTGGCCCAACATGCGCCGGTGGGCGTGTGGGGGCTGCTGAAAGACGTCATCCCCAGCTCGCTGGATACCAGCAAGATAGCCGATCCGGGGCTGTTTTTTATCGAGCAAGCCGAATACGATGCTGTAACCGGGGTGTACCGGCCGATCGTGACGGGCGCCTGGAATTTTGGCAGTGAAATTACGGAGGGATGATGGATTTCAAAATCAGTGAGTTGTTCGCAAAACTGCGACCGTTTATCCTGGATTTAATCAGCCTGGCAGGGGGCGGATCGGGCCCATTTGCGCCCAGCCCGCACGACCTGAGCGGCGCGCATCACAGCGGATCGATTGCTGACAGCCAGGCTACCCAGTTCTTGAAAACAGACGGCAGCCGAGGGCTGACGGGCAACCTGGCCGTGACGGATGGCATCACAATTGACGGCGTGGATCTGTCTGCACTGGCCAGCACCGTGAGCGGGCACACCGGCGCCACGGCGGCTGCGGGGCATGGCAGCGTGGGGGCGCATGATCACCAGTCGGCGGGCAACGGGGGTCAGCTGGACCACGGGGCAGCGCTCAGCGGTCTGGGGGATGATGACCATACCCAGTACCTGAATACGCTGCGGCATGACATGACGACCCGGCATCCGCTGGGGGCGGTGGTGCCGCATGATGATCACGGGGCGCTGAGCGGGCTGGGAGACGATGACCACAGCCAATACCTGCTGGTGAACGGCACGCGGGATATGGCCGGGAATCTGACGCCGGCAGCGACCGACACCTATGACATCGGCAGCAGCGTTAAATTGTGGCGCAAGGGGTATCTGAGCGAACTGGATGCCCTGGTGTTTGCCGAGCAAACCATCACGCTGGTGGGGGGCTGGCTGATGATCTGCAAGGATCAGGGCAGCCTGGCAGCCGACGTCGCTTCGGCTTCCAGTTACATGGATTTTGGCAAGACGATGACGATCGGTGACATCGTTTTGCTCCGCTCAAAGGGCCAGGTGGAGTATGTGAAAATCCTGTCGCTTTTCTTTGGCACCCTGTATCGAGTAACACGTAACCTGGATGGTTCGGGTGCCAACGACTGGGTGAAGGGGACTCCGTTTGCGGTGCTGGGGTATAACGGCACGGGACGCATTGAACTGAACGCCTACGACACGCCCAGGCTGAGCGTGATCAAGCAGGGGACCACCTACAGCGCACAAACCGAATTGATCCGGCTGGGCGACCTGAATGGGAATTGGGGGTATACGTCCGAGAAGTATGGCTTGGCCATTGGCAAATATGCCAGTGGGAAGCCCAATATTGTTGTGGACGAAGACGGCAATTTGAAGTTCAGGATTTACAGCACCGATGTCATGACGTTTGCAGCGGGGAATGCCGACATCACCGGGAAACTGCGCATGCCGGGGGCATCCAGCGCCATTGCGATTGGGGCGACGCCACCCACGTCAGCCAGTGCGGGGACGGGGCTGTGGCTGGACCGGAATGGGTTTTATGGTCTGGCGTCCAGCGTGGTGCAAGTCAGCATTGATGCGGCGACTGGCATGCTGAAAGCGGGCGCCGGCGATGTGGAAGTGGGCAGCGGGGGCATTACGCTGAACTCGAAGGCGTATGCGCAAAGCGCAGCCATCCAGTTTGAGTCCTATTTGATGGATGACCTGGTGGCCGAGATTTGGAGCAAGTACCTATCAGCCCAGGCTGAGCGTTCTCTCAACTTGCAGGTGCGGGAGACAGAAGGCTCTGGCGGGGCAGTCAAGTCGTGGCTTCAACTCAACTACGGCACCATTGGGGTCGAGGGCGCGCTGAAAGGCATTGCGGCCATTACAGCCGATGAAACCCTGGTGAGCGGCGGCCTGGTGGTTGGCAGCGTGAACCCGGCGAAGGCTACGGACGCCAAAACGATTGCGCTGGTGCAGCAGGATACCGACCCGACCAATGCCAGCGGGTATGGGAAGGTTTGGTACGGCGGGGGCAAGGATTGGTTGTGGGGGAAAAATGACAGCTCGAACTATCGCTATCCACTCGGGGTGGCAGAACTTAACTTCCCGTTGAACTCGTTTTACCTGTCCACCGGAGCGGCGTTCAGCACTGCCGTGACCGGTAATCCACAGATCACGTTCCGGGATGCCCAGGTGGATGCGATTGATACGGAATTTGCAGTGCCTTACGGCTGGGCCGGTAGGATCATCAAGGTTACGTTCTGGTGGTGGTCGGCGGCGGCCGGGAATGTGTACTGGCACGCTCAGCTGCGGAAGATCGTTGACGGCGGCGGCCTGCTGTCGTCTGGGAGCGATACGACCAATGTCCTGGCATCATCGAGCAACCTGATCGTCAAGTCGAGCATGACGTTCAACTACACTACCGTGCTGGTTGATGGCGAGGCGGTAAAATTCCGCATCTACAGGTACGGGACGCATGCCAGTGATGTTCGAACCGGGGACGCGTATCTGCTGGCGGTGAAGGTCAGTGTGGTGGATTAGAAAAGAAAGTAGGAACATTATAGTGGGAATGGCTATATAATTAAAGTATTCTAATCTAGGAATTATTGTTCTGTCTATTGTCTCCCTTTAAGGGCGGTTAATAATTCCCCAACGGCTTGATAGTGGGCCCATTTCCCGATGCTGAGGATCAGCCGGTGCATTGATTCGGTTCCCATACCAAACAATAAGTGGGCGGGATCCAGATCACTCTGCGAGGTGATGTATCGCCACAAGGCCAGGCGGGTGGCTTTGCCCAGGGGAATTGTACGAGGTTTGGTTTTGCGTCCGGTTGAAAACGGCTGGATCTGAATTTCGGACCCTTCCAGCAGGACGTTGGCGACTTTGAGGCGGCAACACTCGCCGATGCGGATGCCGGTATCCAGCAGGGTGAGGACGATGGCCCGGTTGCGCTTGCCGGTGGGGCGTTGTTTGGCGACCACTTTTTCGCCGCGAGTGATGCGGTAAAATTCAGCAGCCTGTATCAGGGCGGCAACTTCTTCTGCGCTGTATGGGATGATCTGTGGGTCCTGGTAGTGGGGGCGAGCCAGGTTTTCGGCGGGGTTGGGGATTTTCAGTTCATCGGTTGCCCAGCGAAAAAACGAGCGGAGGCATTTCCAGTGGTTGTCTATGGCTGCGCTGGACAGGGGTGTATTTTTGCGTGTAGATGAACTGACCCGGTGCGGGACGTAGTCGGATCGCAGGTAGGCCATGTAGCGGCGCAGGTCGGTTATGGTGATGTCGGCGACGGGGCGATCTTGCAGGTAGTTGATGAGGGTGCGCAGGCTGAGCTGGTAGAGTTTTTTGGTTGTGAGGGCGTGGGATTGGCAGAAGAAGACTGCGCCGGCGAGATAAACGGCCCAGGCCCAGCGGCGGCGGATGGCGCGGTGGGCGTTATGTAGTTGACCAGGGCGGCTGTTGACGATGGCGGCGCGGGCGTCTGGAGGGAGGCTAATCCACAGTTTGCTCCAGCGGATTAGCTGGGCGACGCTTGGCTTTACGTTCCTGGTCGGCTCGGTACTGGGCATAGGTAATCAGTAAATAGTCTATTGACAACATTGGTGGAAAGTTGTATACTAATGGCGCACCATAAAATACAGATGACGCAGTTTGGAGGAACGATGGCTGACGATTACATGGTCAGGATGAATGATTTGGAAGCGGCAGAAAAACTCAAGGTGATGGCGAAGATGGACAAGCGCACAATCGGGGATCAGAACGCTTGGATTATCCACCAGATGTGGGCGCTGCGAACTGGCCTACCTGCTGCCATGATGCCAATTATCCCTCCGGTGATTGTGCCCGATATCACATCAGGAGAAGCCAAGTAAATGGGCCAGGGGACCACTGTTCCGCGCTGCTCGAAATGCGGGCGGGTGCTGACCGACCCCACAAGCATCGCGATTGGGGTGGGGCCAGAATGCCGGGGCGACTCGGGGCGCAGCCGCAGCAAACGGCTGCACACCCGCCGCGCCCGCGGGCAGGCCTGTGCCCAGGAGCGGCTGAACGCGCTGCAGAACCATCTGCCGGTCGTACTCAGCGAAACCAACGTATATGAGCCGGTGGACGGGGGATACCGCCGAAAAGACGGGCGTGTGATTTCGGTGGAAGCGTTTGAAGCCTGGCTGCGACAGTATGGTCTCATCGCATCCAGAGTAACACAGACGGAGGTGAAACAGTGAACGGGACAGGAATGAGTCTGGGAACGGCCCCGGACGGGCTGCTGATCGGCATGGTGGCCGTGGCGCTGCTGTTGTTTGGCGTGCTGTTCAATCAGCTGGTGCAGTGGCTGGGGCGGCGGCATGCCGGCTACACCAGCCTGCTGGTGGTGGTGGGCGTGCTGGTCACGCTGATTGGCGTGGCCGTGATTGACTGGCGCGCCGCCGTGCTGACGCTGGGCGCATTTGCCGCCAGCGGGCTGCCGATGGTGGTGGGCGACATCTGGCGGGCGATTGTGGCCCGGGAAGCCGCCCTGAAGGCCCAGCAGGACCAGGCCCTGCGGCAGATTGACGAGGTGCTGAAATGACCAAAGCCCGGCCGCTGCCCTACAGTGCCGGCCAGGCCATTGATGAGGCCCTGATGGGCCTGGCGAACGCCCTGCGGGAACTGCTGCCGCTGGTGAAGGGCAGCCCGGCCACAGCCGAAGAACAGGCCCGGCGGCTGGCAATGGCCATCCATCATATTCACGAGAGCGTGGGCACGCTTAAAACCATTCGAAGAGCCTAGATCAAAGAAGGAGACCCATGAACGGAGAACCCAAAGTATTTGTCTTGTACCGCCTGACGGTGGAAGTGTACGAGCGCATCGGCTACCGCCGGGCGGCCGAAGCGGAAGAATCCACCACGGTGGAGCTGCCGATCTCGGCGGCGGAGGCGGTGGACCTGAAAACCCTGGGGCAGGGGTTGTTTGATGACGCCCTGGCTGCGTTTGAGGCAGCCAAAGAACCGAAACCCGCCGAACCTGAGGCGGAATGACAAACCCGGCTCGTTGCAGCGAGCCGGATCAAAGGAGGCGTGATGGCCATCACGCACGCCTCCATTATAGCACCGAGGAGGATTTGCAATGAAAGTTACATTTGATATTTTGGTGACGTCAGACACCAAAGCCGCGATAAAACGCAATCTCAAAAAGTTCGACCCCCAGGATTGCGGTGATCCGCAGCCCAGATTTGCATGGGAGTCCTCGAACCTGGCCGTTTATGAAACGGCATCGGGGAAAGGGAAATACACCATCGACTTTTCGCGGACCGGGAAAATTACCATCGCGTTTACAGGCCACCGCAACAGCCTGTTCGGTGGCACAGAAATCCTGCGCGTATCCCCACCGGAACCAGGAATCACCCCGGCCCAATGGAACTGGGCAAGGATCGATTTTTACTCAAACTCATATAACGGAAACGGCATCATCAGCGGCCGTTTTAAAGTTGTCGAAATCGAAACCTCAGATCCGGACAAACCCCTCAATAATTTTAGATTTTAGATTGGAGGATAGCGTGAGCGACATTTCAGATACAAATTTTCCAGTCGAACTGGAAACCTATCTGGCCGATGGACAGGCCGACCTGAAAGAGTACCAGAGGAACCAGGAGGCGAATAAAGCCAAGCATCAGGAGGAATTAGCCCAGGCCGCGGCAGAGGCCATGAAACAATGGCGGGAGCGGGTCAAAGATCGGGTGCCAGGTGTGGCGCTGCAGTTTACCGTAACATCGGGGTTTGACCAATATAGAGGGACTTATGAGGCAGAGCTGCAGATCCCGGAGTGCGCACCCATCTACGTGCGACAGGATTCGCAACAGGATTTTGTGGGTTTGGACTGTGTCCCCGGGAAAGAAACCTTCGGCGATCCCTATTACTGCGTACCCACATGCCTGGATGACAATGAAGGTCAGGTTTACTGGGCGGCGCGGGGCGTGGAGCGATACGATGAATTTGAACAAGCACTGGCAGCGGCGCACCAGGTTTACCCTGAAAAGGCAGCCTTTGAGGCCCGGATGGCAGAGCGCGCGGCGCGGTACGAGGCGATGCAACGGGAAAAAGCGCGGGCAGAGGCTGAGCAGCGAGACAATGAATGCCATATCCGGGTACTCCTGCAAACTGACCATACAGCAGAGTCATGCGATGGCGTGTTGATTGATGAACTGACCAACATTGCTGACCGCCTGACGGCGATTGGCCTGCTGATGCTGATGCGTCACCAGCAAGAGGAAGGTTGAGATGAAACCGGAACTGGAGATGGACAAAACCACCCGGATCCTGCTGGGCATCGCCATTGCGTGCGTCATCATCCTGCTGATTGCGGCAGCGCTCGAACCCGAAACCGGGGCAATTGTCAGCTATTGAAAGGAAAATCAAATGGCAATTCAATTCACCAAAGCAACCAAAAAACAGGCCCGGCTGCGCCTGGCACTGATCGGCCCCAGCGGCAGCGGCAAAACCTACTCCGCCCTGGCCATCGGCACCCGGCTGGTCAAAGGCGGGCGGGTGGCGGTGATCGACACCGAACGCGGCTCGGCCAGCAAATATGCCGGCCTGTTTGAATTCGACACCCTGGAGCTGGACACCTTCAGCCCGCAGATCTACGTCCAGGCCATTCAGGCCGCGGATGCAGCCGGGTACGACGTACTGATCATCGACTCGCTATCGCATGCCTGGATGGGCAAAGGCGGCGCCCTGGAACAGGTGGACCAGGTGGCCAAGCGATCCAACAGCCAGAACTCGTTTACCGCCTGGCGGGAAGTGACCCCGCATCACAACGCGATGATCAACGCAATTTTGCAGTGCAAAGCCCACGTGATCGTCACCATGCGGGCCAAGACCGAGTACGTGATGGAAGTGAACGAAAAGGGCAAAAACACCCCCCGCAAAGTGGGCCTGGCGCCCATCCAGCGGGACGGCGTGGAATACGAATTTGACCTGGTGGCCGACATGTCGCTGGAAAACGACCTGATCGTCTCCAAATCCCGCTGCCCGCAGCTGAGCGGCGCGGTGGTGAACAAACCCGGTGCAGAGGTGGCCCAGACCCTGGCCGCCTGGCTGACGGACGGCGCAGAAGCCCCCGAACCCCCGGCCGAAACGACCACCCCGGCCCCAGGCAACAGCGAAGGCCCCGCCAAAGCGCTCCGCCCGCTGGCGCCCGACTCTTTGAAGAACTTCCTGGAGAAGAAAGCGGCCAAACACACGGGAACCGCCACCGAAGCCCAGCGCAACCTGGTGGCCATGCTGCTGACGGCGGCCCTGGACGGCTCGGAGCAGCGCCGGCGAGATGTGCAGAAATGGCTGACCGGCCATTCCAGCCTGAAAGAAATGGAAAACGGCATGATTTTGGCGCTGCTGGACTGGCTGGACCCGCAAACCGACACAGGCGGCGCGTATTATCCATCGTTCTATGCCGCCCGCGAAGCCAACCTGGTGCTGGTGGAAGCGGCCAAAGCCAACGGCCAGCAGCTGGAATTACCTGCCGAAGGAGGGGCCCAATGATCGCCCCATCCCTGATGACCGACAGCGAACTGGACAACGCCTGGAGCCTGTACGCAGACTACCTGAACCGTCAGGCAGAGCGGGGCTACCGGCTGTGTGGTGAATGCCAGCAATGGTACGCCGTCCGGCACATGCGGGCCTACGGCGATCTGTGGCTGTGCCACTGCTGCGCCGAGCAGGCGGCGGCGGCCGGGCTGATTGAACTCTCCGAAGTCCCGGCGTATGCCGAAATCCCCGAAGTTGCCAGGATCTGCAGCTACTGTGGCGATGCGCACGACAGCCTGACCCGGCTGGACGGCGTGGAATGCTGCGGGAACTGCAAGCAGATCGCCCTGGCGGCCAGCCATCCGTGCGTGGGGTGCGGCGAAGAAATTGGCCCCGGATACATGCGGTGCGACGCGTGCGAGTGTTCGGCGGACAACCTGAATTAGCGTTTCTCCTCCTCAACGGGCTGCCGGTTGGTCGCCGGCAGCCCGGGATCTCGAAAGGTGAGCCATGAGTACCACTCCGTTTTATGATGATCTGATCGCCACCATGCCCCCCGGGCTGGAACGGCGCATCTTTGACGTATTGAGGGAGCACGTGGGGGAAATCAACAAAATCCGGCTGGACGACCTGTGCCGGGCCGTACTGGGGGTGTTCAACATCTCCACGGAGCGCCAGGTGCGCGAAGCGATTGAAACCCTGCGGCGAGACTTCCATGTGCCGGTGATCTCGGAAAGCGGCAAAGCCGGGCGCTGGCTGGCCGCTGACGAAACCGAACTGAACGCCTGCATTGCCGAAATGCAAAGCCGGCACGATCACCTGGGGGACGTGATCCGCAGCCTGCGCCAGGCGCAGGTGCCGGCAACCACACCGCGCTTTGAGCGGTCCAAATCTGTGCAGTATTCCCTGTGGAGTTGAAATGGCCAAAAGGATGATCGCTTCGGAGTTGTTTGAAGATGATTTTATCGGCCAGCTGGACTTCTTTGGCCGCTACCTGTGGATTGGCCTGTTCTCGGCGGTGGCGGATGATCAGGGGCGGTTCCTGGACAACGCGGCCATCATCCGGGCGCGGGTCTTCCCGTTTGATGCCGTGACCGATGCCCAGGTGGAAGCGGTGCTGGTGCAACTGGCCGCGGCGGGGAAAATCATCCGCTACCTGGCTGCGGGCAAGCGGCTGGTGCAGATCACCCACTGGTGGACGTATCAACAGCCCAGCTGGGCCTCACCGAGCCGCCAACCGGCCCCGGAAGGCTGGGTGGACCGGGTGAAGTATCACACGAAGGGCAACAAAATCACCGTCCTGAACTGGGAAAGTGAAGGCGGGTTTGCCGAAGGCGTACCCAGCCCGCTAGCTATCCAGCTACCTAGCCCGCTACCTAGTGCGCTATGTAGTGAGCTACCTAGCCCGATAGAGGAGAAGGAGAAGGAAGAGGAGAAGAAAGAGGAAGTTAAGCAGGAGCAGGAGCAGAAGACTCCCGCGGCTGCGGCGGCCCGGATTGGCTATCAGACCGATGCGATGATCCTGAGAGCCTGGACGATGGCCACCGACATGCCGGCGATCCCACCGGGAGACCTGCCGAAAATCCTGCCAGTGCTGGAGTCGGTATCTGGCCGGTACACATCGGCCGAAGACTTTGCGGCCGCACTCAAACCCTATTACCAGGCCTGGCTGTCCCGACGCACAGCCGATGGCCGCGCCTATTCGCGCACCAACCTCGGCTGGATAGACTGGTTTGCGGCGGGGGAGATTCCGCCTGTCAGGAGGGATAACCTGAAAAAGCCCGGCAGCCAACCCTCGGCCGCCGAACTGGCGGCCGCGCTGGGAGGTGGGGTATGACCATCTGGCAGCGCATCTGGCCGGAAGAACTGGGCCTGCTGCAGCACAATCCCAAAGCGATCCCGATGGGCGCGGGCCCCTACGAGCGGCTCTGTGCCAACTGCGGCGGCATGAAGATCATGATGGTCTTTGTGATTGACGGCGGGCCTTACCCGCAGCCTGACGGGCGCAAGCTCAAATGGCTGGAATTGCCCGAAAAAGCCAGTCACCCGCAAACCCCAACCGTCTCCGGGTGGTATTCCGGCGAACTGCGCGCCGCACCCTGCCCGGTGTGCTGCAAGGGGCAGATGGCGGCCTATGTGCTGCGCAACTGCGGGCTGGTTGGGGCGGAGCTGAACCTCGGCCTGGCCAATTTCCGGGTGGATGGGCCTTTGCTGGCTGAAAAAGCCGCAGCCCTGACGGCCTGCAAGCAGCTGCTGGGCCAGGACCTGGCGGCGGCGGGGTTTGTCACCCTGGTGGGGGCGTATGGCGTGGGCAAGAGCCACCTGCTCAAAGGGCTGGTGAACGGCTTCCGGCAGATCGGCGTGATGGCCAAATACAGCACCATGAGCGACCTGCTCTCCGACATTCGGGAGCGGTTTGGCGAAGATCACGGGGCGCGGGAAGCCGAGGCGGTGGTTGACCTCTACCGCCGGGCGCGCATCCTGGCGATTGACGAGGTGGACCGAGTCAACCTGACGGGCTGGGCGAAGGAGACCATTTTCCGGCTGCTGAACAGCCGCTACGAGGAAGCGGACCGGCTGCTGACCGTCATGGCGACCAACGTGGAGCCCATCGATCTGCCGGCCGAGCTGGGCTATCTGGGCAGCCGGATGAACGGCGGCCAGATCATCCGCGTGGGTGGGCCGGATATGCGTCCAGGTGTGGCGCTGCGCCGCGAGACGCTGACGCACGCGGCGGCCAGTGCACAGGCATTGGAAGAGGCCGAGCCCCCGCAGATCTCGTCTGAGGCCATTACAGCGGCTTCTGAGGCCATTGGAGCGCTGGCTCAGGCGCTGAACGTCAATTCACACTGAGCGACAATCACAGGGTTTTACGATGGTGAAACTTACAAGGAGAATCACAGATGGATCAGGACAAACCACAGGTGTGGCGCTGCCCGAATGGACATGCGCTTGGTCGAGTTCAGCGCAGCTCGAGCCGCATTCGTCAACTGGTGTTGTTCCGGCACGCCGATGGCCCCGAGGATGACGTTATTGGCACCTTAGAAGGGACCTCTGAGATTGTGTGCAGTGTGTGCGGGTATTCACGCACCTGGGTGCCTGGTGAAGAGGCGATCCGGGATCTGCTGATCAAGATGGGGCGGAGCGTTGCCCTGGTGGAGGATGAAGTGAAAAAAGAAAGGTGGCCTGATGGCCCTGCCGCTATAGAGGTATAGTATGAAAAAAAAGTATTTCGTAGTCCCGAAAGACTACAATGGACTCGCCGTGGGGCGGCTATCACATGTCAACAGGGAGCGTCATGGGTCGCGAGTGGGCGAGCTCTCGTTTATCCGGTTTGACGAAATCAAGGAGATTGAATACCGCCGGTCAACAGTCAGCCCGTGGGCCGAGTTGATTGTCCGCGCCAAAGGGCGGGAGTTTTGCGAGACCGGTAAAGACAGAAAGCACATGGACTTGATTTTTGAGGCGATCAGCTATATGGTGGATGAGGCGCGTCGCGGGGTGTGGCATGGGCAGTAAAGAAGACCGCTTATTCTACACAATGCAACTGCTGGTCACCGGGATCAGCACACGGGTTGAACTGGCCTGGAAGATTTGCAAGGAGTTTGGCCTGGTCTATCCGAGCGGGTCTGTCACACGGCTGATCGGTGAAATAAAGCAGATGGGATTGGTCGAGACCCAGCACATCAGACTATTCCGCTCTGGCAGTTTTGAACTGATCAAATTAAGTCAGCAGGGGCGGCAGTGGTGCATTGATAATTCTTTAGGGGGCGTGTACGGGCCTAAATATTCCGAATGGGATTATCTACGAGAATACCATGCCGGTGATAGCTGCCCACGGCATACAGCTGGCCTTTTGATGTTTGCTCATCAAGCCCGAAAACGCCGTTATTATCGAGTAGATCTCTTGCCTTACGTGCGTACAGTGCTGCCATACGCCTACCTGCCCGACTGGCGGCCGGATGCTTATATCGAGGGCGATGGTCATGGTGTGTATGTTGAGTTTGAAACCAGGGCGCGGCTGGAGAAGGCTCGGGCTGGCAAGTGGGAAAAGGCTCAACGGTACGCCAATGCCAACGGGGGCAGCCTGAGCATTGTGGCGATCTATCCGTATGCCCGTGAAAAGCTGGCCGAATGGGCACCAGATGCGCTGGTGACTGACCTTCAAAGCCTGTGCCGGGATCAGCAGCGGGGTTTGTGGTATACGGGGCAGGATGATCAGGCCAGTGACACGTAAAGCTGTTTACTGTGATGTTAGGTTGAGCTTATCAAACAGGATGCGATTCCTTCTTTTGGCATCAATAAGCAACTTTTCAAATCCAATTATTTCAACATATGCGCCGAGATTTGGATTGAAACCTATATATCCTAAATTATCTGGTGTTAATTTAAGCCCGTAATTTTCAGCTTGTCTTTTCAATGTGGGAGTTATATCACAAACAATATAACAATAGAACGGAGTGCGTTGTGATACATTGATCAATCTCCCGTCTTTTGTTCTTGTTTTTCCAAGTCCAATTTCAGTTATGTAATTATAGACTTGAGTGATAGGGTTTTCTTGTCCCTCATAATCATCCCGCATTGGACGTTTAAACTCAAATATCACTATTCCTGAATTATAAGGGGCCTCATCATCGACAACGGCAAAAGAATTATTGTAAAAAACTAATACATCTGGGCGTAGCGTTGAATCTGATATTAGGATATCTTGCTTTCTCAAGGGGATATCAGATGCCAAATAATGATGATAAGCTAATTTCTCGTCAAGCACCCATAAATTATGTTGCTCGTAAAGAAGATCGTCGGATGTTTCTCGGAGAGGAAAAATAATTCGATGGATTACCTCCTCTTTTGAGTATTTGCCCGTATCTTGTATATTAAGCGCTTTCTCGAGCAGCTCAAGAATAATTCTACGATGAAGTATGTACTTGGCGAGGTTTGCTTTTCCAATTTCGTTATATTCTTCCCACCATCTATTAAATAATGCAAAATATTCTTGCGTGGTTTTTTCGTCCTGCGGATTTACCTCTGCGCTGATTAATTTTTGGCCATTTGTTCTTAATTCTTGCTCAATATCTCGATTAATTTCATAAAGTTGGCTATCTAGCTTGGATTCAGAGAGATCAGCCGGGATTTCGTCAAGCCGCTCTGGATGATTTTTTATAATATGGCGATACTGAGGCGCTTGCTCATACACATATTGTGTGATTTGTTGATTTTTCCGTTCTCGAATAACTTCTGTGAATGGCTCCAAAAAGTTCGTAGAAAATTTTATGGTTTCTGAAAAAATATCTTGGTATGATAATTTTTTATATGGAAGCTCATCTTCTTGCGCTAGATCAAAATCTGTTCGATATTGATTGACATTCTCGTCTAAGTAATCTGAGAGTAGGTATCCGGCATAGACGAAAGTGTTTTCGTTGTCAGTGATTGTCGCTGGCAAATTAGGAATATCCCTGGAGTTTAACATTTCTGTTCTAACTACTCTTTTATTTGCGCAAAAGCAAATGTGGTGTCTAATATCTCCGTAAGCTTGGAGCTGAAAATGAATAAGCTCAAACCGCCTTCCATCTATCTCAAATTCTTCTCGTCGTTTATCTTCTACCAGGTTACCATAGACTTCCCAAAGATCAATTTGCTCTTCGTCGGAATCGTTTAAATAAATTTCAGGCATATTGCCTAATAAAAAGTAACTTAAACAATGTTCAACAATACGTTGTGCAATGGTTGATGCGCTTTTAGGGCTGGTAGATTCGTAGCCTGGCAGAAAACCCTCGAGTTCAACAATTGTCTCGATAGGCTGGTTATTTGAAACGCTCTCTTTAGTGTGGTTTCCTATCCCATCGGGGATTTTTAGAGAAAATGTAAAACTTCTTGTGTAATAACTTGCATCATCTTCAAAAGTGCTTTGGATTCGAACTGATGAAAATGCTTTTAACCAGATAAATCTTCCAACACCTTTGCCGCCTTTACTGGCTTTATTTAATGAATCCGCCTCATTGAAAGCACGAAAATTTTTCTCTGTAAAACCTATGCCATTATCAGTTATTCTAAAACCTGAGATTGGATCTTTTGAGCGTTGATCGGGTGGTAACTCATCTGATGAGAGTAAGGATGGCAATCTGGAAATGTAAATATCAATTCGTCCTTGTCGTGGGTCAGCAAATCTTTCTTCAATGGCATCAATCGAATTGATTATTGCTTCAAACAAAGGCAGTAAGCTATGGCTCTTAGGTAAATGTGTATTTTTGACACGTCCGATAACATTTGATTCCATAGTTAATCTCCCATGAACGACTCAGAAAATATATTCTATTATAGGCTGTAATAATTACAAAGGCAATAACTTGAGGGGGGTTTCTTCTAGCCCCATTATCGTTAATCGACAATGACATTTACCCTGACATTTACCCCGAAAAAATGATATTTACCCCCCTGTTTTAGGGGTAAATGTCAAGTTTCAGGGGGTATAACGCTTAAGTAGTATATGGCAGAGGGGGGTGAATGAAGTTTTGACCCAAAACATAATGCGAGCAAGATAATATTGCTGTAAGAATATCACATTGGAGTGGCAATTATTGAAATAATGTGTGCTATCATAAAATATCAAATTTTTGGGAGGCAAAAATGAGCAGCACAAGATTTATTGAAAATGAAGATGAATATTTAAAATATGCATGGAATGTTTTTGAACGGTATTTTAACAGCGAGGAATCCTTCCTTAAACAATATCATAATATCCCAGATCAGCAGGAACGGAACGATTTCCTAAAAATAGCATGTTACTACCTGTTCTTTGTCCGCGAGGGTACTGTCACAAGCCCTAACTATCAAGCAGAAGATTTGAAGTTGGTAGATCAAACTTATAAGTACGTTGCAATTATTTCTTTTATAGAATCTTTATGTGGTGGAAAAAATTATGTAGAATTTTACCAGTGGTTAATGGGACAAAAAAACCTGGTATTTCCAATCAACGACCACCATGATCTTACGACGCAATACGAAGTGTATATAGCCGATTATGGAAGCAAATCAAGAGTTGTTCAATTCTTTAGATCTCTAGACAGGAAAGTTATCCAACATCTTCATAATTCATTTATTATATTAGAAGATAATGGGACAGGTGAGCTTGATGAAGTGGACAAGACATTAGACTATCTGGTTAACTTTCTTTATCAAATAAGATCTGACTTCGTTCATAAAGGGGAATTAATAACAGAATTTGGATCTGACATTGTGTGGTCGGAGAGAAAGAAGAAACAACTCGTTAGTACAATGGACTTTGAGAGTATTATGAGAGTATTCGAGATGGGCTTTTTGAATCATTTTGGAATCACCCCTGACCTGATTCAAATATAAAACACTCTGCCGCGAATGTGGAAAAGTAATAGATGTGGATAATGCAGAATTTTTGTAATGAGAATTGTTTGATATCCTCAAGGTTGATTGAAAAATTAGACCATCTGTGCTAATATATAAACATCGCAGGCCGATGTAGTTCGGCCAACTCGAGAGATGAGCGCTCGACGTAATTTTACGTCGGGCGCTTTCGCATTTTAAGCACTAGGAGGTGCACCATGACTTTCGAACAACTGATTTCCACGTTCCTTTCACTGGCAGGGGTCGGCTCGCTGATCGCTGTCCTGGTGAACATCGGCAAGACCGTTGGCCTGGTCAAAGACGGGCAGGCGGCCAACTGGTCGGCTGGCCTCAACCTGGCCGGCCTGATTGCCCTCTTCACGCTCCAGTTGCTGGGCAAAGCTGAACTGGTCCCAGCCCTGGACAGTCAGGCTGGAGCACTGGCCAGCGTGCTCACCGCGCTGTTTGGGTTTATCTGGCAGCTGATTGTGTCCATCAAGACCCACAACACCCTGAAAGGCACACGCGTGATCGGCAAATCGTTCAGCGCCGAGCGGGTTGAGGCATTCCTGGCTCCATCCGAATACAAAGGGTAACCAGCATGGAAGGGGTGCCGCTTTGGGTAACGATTTTGTCCATCCTGCTGAGCAGCGGCGTCGCCTCAGCAGCGACAACGGCAATCTCTGAGCGCCGTCTCAAAAGGACAGAGGCGAACAAAAACGAGGCAGATGGCGCCGGGAAAATCACCGAAGCGGCACTGGCCTTACTACAACCCTACAAAGACCAGCTTGCAGACCTGCAGAAACGCCTCGATGAGCAGGAACGCAAACTGACCCACCTGATGACTGTGCTGGAGCGATATGCCCGCCGGATTGAGTACCTGATGACTGGCATCAGTCGGTTGATCCAGCAGCTCGTGGACGCTGGAATTGCGCCCTGCTGGCAGCCGGATCACTGGCGGCCAGAATCCGAGGTGAAGGAATGAACTACTGTCTGTTCCCATTTGCTGATATCTATGCCCGTGTCTCGCAGATCTTTGGCGTCAATCGGGCGGCCTATGCCCGCTTTGGCCTGGAAGGGCATAACGGCGTGGACTGGGCCATCAACGTGGGCACGCCCATCCTGGCAACTGCCGATGGCGAAGTAACGGCAGCCTATCGTGACCCTGGTGGATTTGGCCTGCATGTGCGCATCAAACACCCGGGCTTTACAGCCATCTATGCCCATTTCAGCCGGTGTGATGTCAAGACGGGCGATCATGTTTCTGCAGGGCAGCAGTTGGGGTTATCAGGTGGGGCTGTTGGCGATCCAAATGCCGGCAATTCCACAGGTCCGCACCTGCACCTGACCATCAAACCTGATGAGGGTGGGCAAACCGGTTATGGTGGGGCAGTAGATCCCTGGCCCTGGCTGCGGGCACCTGGTCATGTCCCAGGGCCTGCCATTGCCACAGCCCGTGTGCTGCATGGTCTCAATGTGCGCAAGTCTCCACAGGCAGGTGCAGACCTGCCCGTGATTGATTACATGAACCCCGGTCAATTATGCCAGGTGGACCAGATCAACGGCGACTGGGGCCGTCGAATTGCCGGGCGGGTGGAGTGGATCTGTTTGCGTATAGGCAGCACGCCATTGGTTGATCTGACCATGCTCACGCCCGAGCCGCAGCCTGAGCCAGTTGCACTCAACGTATGGGCGCAGGCAGTCGATACCTGGGCTCGCAGCATGGGCTACACAGGGCCACAGGTGGAGGGGTAGTCATGCCCAGAGCTGCATTGAAACCATGCGCTCATCCTGGATGCCCTGAACTGGTGGAACATGGGCGCTGCGCCAAGCATCAGCAAGCTGAACCGGTCAAGCGTGATAAGCGTGTCCACCGGTTGTATGATCGCCGGTGGGGCAAGCGCAGGGCAGCCTGGTTGGCTGAGCATCCCTGGTGCGCAGAGTGTTTGCGCCAGGGCATCTACACACCGGCTACAGATGTGCATCACCTGGTGGCCCACCGTGGCGATGCAAATATATTTCACAGCAGCCCATTGGAATCGCTGTGCCATGCCTGCCACTCGAAGGCAACAATGGCTGAGGGGAGGGGGCCTCGGAAAGTTTCAAGTGGGAGTGTGTCGAG